CGCTATAATAGCCTTGGGGCAATGTAACCTCCATGACCGTAGTACTAGAAGTTGACACAAGTTGACCCACAACGGGGCCAACCACAAGTAGGTTGGAAAAAGCCGCTACAGGGATGGTACCAGCACCATTGGTAAACTGCATAGTGGAAAATATGGCTTGTTGAGCATCAATCAATTCAACAACATACTCAACAATAACATCAGCAAGAGCAGCACTAGTAGCAGCAATGGTATCAGACATGAGTGTAACTTGCCCACAATCAATCAATTTAGAATCAGTGGTGGTGTGGGAATTAACAAACCTAGATTTGGCATCAACCGGAATGGACAAGGTTGTAGAATCCCAAGGAGCACACTCTGTGTGATGGGTCATGGCAAAGAACTCATTCCTATCAGCGGGTGCAAGATCAGTCGAATCATAGTCGTAACCTAGTCCAATACGACCACCTACAGTGGTGGGTTGGTTGGATACTAAGTGAAATTTAAGCATCTTGAATCGATACTGATCAAAATTACCAGCCAATGTAGATAACCAAGGGAAAGTACTAGACTTCCCTGGGTTTATGGTAAGATCAATAGCACTATACGCAAGAGTGGTTGCGCTAGACACTAGCTGAGTTATGAGTTCTTTATGAGAAATAACAATACCAAGAGACCCAGAAGAAAATTTAGGCTTACTAGTAGCGCTAATACGTCTTGAAACCGAAGTTGGGGCAAGTCTAGTAGTGCCAATAGTACCGCCACGTTGCATGGTAGATCGTAAAACATTTTTACCACGACGAGACATCACGTAGACTCCTTGTTTAGGCTGGTCTAAGGTAACAGTCTTGGAAATTTCTGTGTTGCCAGGTACCAGAGAAACACGAACGTAAGGAGTGTTGTAATAAAAATCGGATTCACCTGGAGGTGCCTTGGTGACTAAAGTTCCGTTACGAGAAAAGACCTCAGAAGCGGGCACAGGAGTACCGGCAGGAGTAGTATATGATAAACTGGTCTTATTTGAAGGAACTAACACGTCCTTTGTACGAACGTTAGGAGTAGAAGTGGGTGTGTAGGAAGATGTAGGAACACGCGTGGCAGGTTTACGTTTCCGTAGGGGAAAAGGAGTTGTAGTAACAGGCGGGCGCGTAGTTCTAGGTTTAGGCACAACACCACCAACAATCCTGGACAGAGTTCCAAGTGATTCTAACAAGGGACGCCTAGGCTTGGGATGATCAAGTTGCAAAGGAGGCGAAGTACCCTTAGGTCGATTGTTGTAAACTATCAGTTGTTTTGAAGCAGCGGAATCACTTAGTGGGGGAGGCAAATCAGCACTATCGTAATCGTAAATTATGTGTTCTTTAAAAGGTGTAATAGCAATCCTGCGTCTAATTTTAGGCATTGGACATATTTAATATGGGATCCCACAAACTAATGGGACTGATCATCCCCCAGAACTAATCGTTTCACCGTGCAGTCTCTTGGCTTTTATATTAGCCCATCAAATTGGATTTGGTGAATTAACTGGGGGGCCCCAAACGATTATGGAAAGGCCAATCTGGGCTCAAATGAACCCAGCTCGGCAGAGATGTACATATCGTCATAGTACTTCTCCAAACAAATCTGCTCATCGGGCGTAATATCGAAGGCTTCCCAAAAACTACACCTGGTTTGGGGTGCCACGATAGAGGCAGACCGGGAACCACCGGTGAAACTAAAACTCCAAGGTTTCAGTTCATCAGCAACCCTACGCTTCTTCCCTGATCGTACAAACAACTGATAAAAGGACTGGAAAATAGGCATTCCACCCGCAATCGAAATTCCACCAACACCAACAGCATCGAGCCAACCACAAAAATGTGGTGCACCCTGCCATGGATTGAGCATAGTGGAATCCTTGGCTAAAGCGGTAACAGGATTACGACACATAGTGTACCTGTAACCGTCGAAGACAGGTTTCGTCTGACAAAACTCCAGTTTTTCAAAAACATACACTGGGTCTTCAACAGCCATGTTGAAG